GGCGCCGTAGCTAACGGGGGCCGTAGCGCCCGTGCCAAGAGCGAATCGGACGTTCTGGCCACCGCCCGCGCACGGCTGAACATGGCCATCTCGGCCTACAGCGAAAGCCGTGAAGACGAGATTGACGACCTGCGCTTCTACAGCGGCAGCCCAGACAACCATTTCCAGTGGCCGGCTGACGTACTGGCTACCCGAGGCGCGGTGCAGGGGCAGACGATCAACGCTAGGCCTTGCCTGACGATCAACAAGTTGCCCCAACACGTCCGTCAGGTCACCAACGACCAGCGGCAGAACCGCCCCAGCGGCAAAGTAATCCCGGCTGATGACCGGGCCGACGTCGAGATGGCCGAGGTGTTCAACGGCGTGGTGCGCCACATCGAGTACATCTCCGACGCCGACGTGGCCTACGACACGGCCTGCGAGAACCAGGTGTCCATCGGCGAGGGCTACATCCGCCTGATCACCGAGTATTGCGACGACAACACGTTCGATCAGGACATCAAGATCGTGCGAGTGCGCAACTCGTTCTCGGTCTACATGGACCCGACGATCCAAGACCCGTGCGGTGCGGACGCCAAGTGGTGCTTCGTCACGGAAGACCTGACACGCGAAGAGTACGAACGCATGTACCCCGACGCGGCGCCAATGTCCACGCTAATGAGCTTGGGCGTGGGCGACCAGTCGATCAGCCAGTGGCTGAACGAAAACACAGTCCGCATCGCCGAGTATTTTTACGTCGAGTACGACAAAGCCACACTGAATTTGTACCCCGGTAATCAAACTGCATTCGACGGCACGCCGGAAGACAAGGTTTTGCGCATGCAGTTTGGTAAGCCGCTGCGCAGCCGCGAAGCCGACCGCAAGCGAATCAAGTGGTGCAAGATCAACGGCTACGAGATTCTTGAAGAGCAAGACTGGGCCGGCAAGTACATTCCGGTTGTGCGGGTCGTGGGCAACGAGTTTGAGATCGAGGGGCGGCTGTACATCAGCGGCATTGTGCGCAACGCCAAGGACGCGCAGCGCATGTACAACTATTGGGTCAGCCAAGAAGCCGAAATGCTGGCGCTGGCGCCCAAGGCGCCGTTTATTGGCTACGGTGGCCAGTTTGAGGGCTACGAGAACAACTGGAAGACTGCCAATACTCAGAACTGGCCGTATTTGGAGGTCAATCCAGACGTCACTGACGGCCAAGGCAACATGCTGCCGCTGCCCCAGCGCGCGCAGCCTCCAATGGCCTCCAGCGGGCTGTTGCAGGCCAAGATGGGGGCGTCTGAGGATATCAAGTCCACCACGGGCCAGTACGACGCCTCGCTAGGCATCGGCGGCAACGAGCGGTCAGGCAAGGCCATCCTGGCGCGTCAGCGCGAGGGCGACACGGGGACGTACCACTATGTTGATAATCTGGCTCGGGCTGTGCGTCATGTTACTCGTCAACTGGTGGATCTGATCCCCAAGATTTACGACACGCAGCGCATCGCTCGCATCATCGGCGAGGACGGCGAGTCCAGCATGGTGAAGATGAACCCTATGCAACAGGAGCCGGTCAGGAAGATCGTCAACGAGCAGGGCATCGTCATCGACAAGATTTACAACCCCGGCGTCGGCAAGTATGACGTCCGCGTGGTGACAGGGCCTGGCTACGCTACCAAGCGCCAAGAGGCGCTGGAGGCGATGGCTCAGTTGCTGCAGACCAACCCGCAATTGTGGGCGGTGGCTGGCGACTTGTTTGTCAAGAACATGGACTGGCCCGGCGCGCAGGAGATGGCCAAGCGGTTTGCTCGCACCATTGATCCGAAGATTATTAGCGACAGCGACGAAGACCCGGCACTGCAAGCGGCCAACATGCAGATGGAGGCGATGGCCCAAGAGATGGAACAGATGGCCGGCATGTTGCAAAACGTCAGCCAGTCGATGGAAGCGCAGAAGATTGACGTCGACCGCTTTAAGGCCGAAACGGACGCTGACATCAAGGCTTACGAGGCCGAAACAAGGCGTCTGCAAGCGGTCGCTGTCGGTATGCAGCCCGAGCAGGTGCAGGAGGTTGTCATGCAGACCCTGCGCGACGTGCTGACGGCGGGGGATTTGGTGCAGCCAATGCCTCCGCGTGAAATGCCCGAGATGCCGCCGCCTGAGATGGCTGCACCAATGGAAGGACCGATGCAATGAGTTCCTGTGCCGACTTCGTAGGCACGCTGTTTCTGGCCCGAGATGTGGCCCATAGCGTGCATCTGAACACCCGCTCGTTTGCCAAGCACTCGGCGCTCAACGAGTTCTACGACAACATCGTGGAACTGGCGGACAAGTTTGCTGAAGCCTACCAAGGCCGGCACGGGCTGATCGGCCCGATCACCTTAATGGGCGCCAAGAAGACGGGCAACATTGTCGAGTTTCTGGAAGACTCGCTCAACGATGTGGAAGGCATGCGGTACAAGGTTTGCGAGAAGACCGACACACCCATCCAAAACATCATTGACGAGATCATTGGGCAGTATCTGTCCACCCTCTACAAGTTGAAGTTCCTCGCATGAGCAACTTGGGCGGTCAAATGGGTGAGCTGCGCATGACGCTGCAGATTACCCGCAAGGAAACAGGTAAAGTCGAGGAAGTCGAATTGATCGGCTACTTGGACGAAGAAAAGCTGAAGGAGCTTCAGAATGGCAGTCACTCACTCGACAGCAGCCCGGAACGCGGCGACTGACGCGGTAACCGCGCTGATCGGCGCCAACGGTCGGCTGGTCTTTCGCATCAGCCCTTCAACTGTGGCTGCACCAGGCACGGCAGTGGCCACGCTGAACCTGAGTGCCACGGCCTTCCCGGCAGCGGTCACTGGCACGGCTACGGCCAACGCGATCAGTAGCGACACCAACGCTGCCGGCAACGCATCTGCGGTGGCGTTTGCCACGCTGCAGACCAACGGCGGCACGGTGGTGATCCAGTGTCAAGTGGCTGCGAGCGCCAGCGACATCAACATGACCAACGGCCTGACGGTGGCCGCTGGCGACACGGTGTCCTGCAGTTCTTTGACTTACACCGCACTGAGCGCCTAATCATGGCGTTGCCAAACGACTCAATCGCCGTCACCCCCGGCTCGGGGGCGACGGTGGCCACGCAGTTGGTGTCTGCCAAGGAGTACCAAGTCGTCATGCTGGCGCTGCCTGATGGTCACATCAGCGGCAGCCTGCCTCAGTACCGGATGATCTGCCCCGCGCAGGCAGTGGGCGCCAACAAGGTCTTTGTGGACCTGTTCAATGCCACCGGCAGCGGTGTGGCAATCCGTGTGCTGTCGGCCTACTGCTACGTTGATAACGATACTGCGGTGACCGGCACGCTGGGCGTTGAGATCAGTCTGACGCGCACCACGGCGGTGGGCACGGGCGGCACAGCGGCGACATTGGACGGCACATCGCTGACGGCGATCACCATCAGCGAAATGGACACCAACAATCCAGCGCTAAACGCCAACATCACGGCGCGGTCCTCGCCCACGGGCGGCGCGACTGCTGGGGCCTTGCTCAGTCAGCGTTGGGTGTTTACGGAGGAGACTTCTGCTCCTTCCGGTATCGCGGGCACGTTGGGTGCGGAGTTCGTTCGGAATGAAGGGGCCGATGTGATCGTGCGCGAGAACAGCGGCTTGCGTTTTGTGCAGGGGACTGTGGCATCGGTCGGTAACCTCGCGTTCGAGATCACGTTCGAGGTCTTCTAAGCCATGTTGCTGGCCCTGCTCCTCGGCCAGGGCACAGCCGGGCCGGTAACGCACGCCACCTCGGGCGCGCTGGCGGGGCCGGGCGCTGCCGTTGCAGGGGCTGCAGCACGCACCAGAGCGCACGACACCACAGGCGCTTTAACAGGCCCCGGATCAACAGTCGTCGGCGCTGCTGCCCGCGCTTCCGGTGCTGTTACCCACGCCACCACAGGCGCGCTGACAGGCCCCGGATCGACCGTTGCCGGCGCATCGGCAAGGACACGGGCGCACCCCACGACAGGCGTGCTGGCAGGCCCCGGATCGGCGGTTGCCGGCTCGGCTACACGGATTGCAGCGCCTGTCACGCATGCCACCAGCGGCGCTCTGAGTGGCCCCGGCGCTACGGTTGTCGGCGCGGCGGCACGCACCCGCGCGCATGCGACAAGCGGCGTGCTTACGGCGCAAGGCTCAACGGTTACGGGCGCTGCGGTCCACAACATACCGCACGCCACCAGCGGTGTTCTTGCCGGGCCGGGAGCTACGGTTACGGGTGCTGCTGCTCGCACGCGGGTCCACACCACCGATGGTGTGCTGACTGGCAGTGGCGCAATCATTGTTGGAACGGCCACCCAGCCGCTCGTAAGCAGCGGTGTTTTGGTTGGCGCGGGGGCAAGCCTTGCAGGCACTGCATCTCGCATATCGGCATACCCTGATCCATCAGATGTGCGCGCAGGCGTACAATATGGGCCAGGTGGCATCTATGTCGGCACCTTGACCGCTACACCTGGCCAAATCACAATCGGCCTGCGGTCCTTCACCGGGAGATTTTGAATGGCGATCAACCTCAAAGCCGTAACCACTCGGTTGGGCTACCAGCAGATCACTTCGCTGTCATCGGCTACCGGCCTGACAGTTCCGCAGACCGACCTCAACGGTCTGGCCTGCAAGCCCAGCATTGCCATCATCGTGGCTGAAGGCGCGGCGGTTCGTTGGCGTGATGACAACTCGGCGCCCACCGCATCGGTCGGCATGCCGCTGGCCACGGGCGTCACGTTCCAGTACGACGGCGATCTGAACAAGATTCAGTTCATCGAGCAGACTGGCACTGCCAAGCTGAACGTCTCTTACTACTCATAAGGGGTTGTCATGGTCGTCTACGGAGACAGCGGCAGCATCGACTCAGACAAGTTTCTTGAGTACATCGCCAAGCAATTCCCTCTCGATTTGGCCCAACTGGTCAAGACCAAGGACGAACTGGCCAAGCGCCAAGGCGCCTTGTCGGCAGTTGACAAGGCCAACAAGGACCGCGAAAAAGCTGCGGCTGAGTTGGACGCGGCCAACGCCAAAGCATCCTCCATTCTGGCTGACGCGCAAGCCGAAGCACTGGCAGTTCAAGCCAAGAAGGCTGAGATTGAAGCCCAGGCTGCGGTGCTGGAGCAAGCACAGAAGGCGTTTGCTGCCGAGGCCGCTGACAAGACCGTCAGCTTGATGAACCGCGAGCAGCAGGCCGCCAACCGCGAAGCTGCTGCGGCGGCGCTGCAGGCCGACTACACGGCCAAGCTGCAAGTTGTTGAGGCTGATCGCGCTGCGCTGAACGTCCGCATCAAGGCGTTTCAAGACAAGGTTGCTGCTCTCAGCGTTTGAGGTAAGGTATGGCCACCGTCTTCCTTTCTCCTGTTGGCGGTGTAGCCGCGCAGTTTTTTGACAACAACGGCGTTCCGTTGGCTGGCGGAAAACTGTACACGTACCAGGCCGGAACCACGACGCCGCAAGCCACGTACACCACAAGTTCTGGCACGGTAGCACGCACAAATCCGATCATTTTGAACTCCGCCGGCCGCGTGCCGGACGGAGGTGAAATTTGGGTTACGTCGCAGCCATATAAGTTCATCCTCAACACGTCAACAGACGTGTTGGTTGCCACTTACGACAACATCACCGGACAAGGCATAGGTGGCTACACCGCGCAGAACTTCACGGGCAACGGAGTCACTGTTTCGTTTACGTTGTCTGGCGAACCCAACGGCGAAAACTCTACGTTTGTCTTTGTAAACGGGGTGTACCAGCAAAAGAACACGTACTCTGTCACAGGCACAACGTTGCTTTTTTCAGAAGCACCGCCTTTGACTTCGGCCATTGAAGTGATGTTTAACTGATCGGAGCCGCACTGTGGCCAACACAAAGATTTCCGCCTTAACCGCAGCCACCACGCCGCTTGCGGGGACTGAAGTTTTGCCGATTGTGCAGTCTGGTTCAACGGTTAAGGTCAGCGTTGCAAACTTAACCGCTGGCCGCGCAGTCGCGTCTGCCGGAGGCACGTTTTCAGACAACTTTGTCCAAGGCACTGCAGCCAAAGGCGTCAACTTCACCGCGAACACGCCCGCAGCGGGCATGACGAGCCAGTTGCTGAACTGGTACGAGGAGGGGACTTGGACGCCTACGATTGCGTTTGCTACTAACGGCAATTTGGCTGTAACGTACAGCGACCAAATCGGGCGTTACACAAGAATTGGGCGTCAGGTCACGGTGTCGTTTTGGATTACCACATCTTCCTTTACGCACACCACAGCATCTGGCGTTATGCGTATCACTGGTTGCCCATTTAACGCCGCAAATACTTACCAGAACACTGCCGCTGTCACAGTTCTTCAAGGTGTTACCAAAGCAAATTACACCTGTTTTGGTTTTTATGCAAACGCTGGCTCATCAGATTTAACCAGTTCTGCTTCTGGCTCAGGGCAAGGATGGGACAACATCACAGCAGCCAATATGCCTACTGGCGGCACGGTGTACATTGCTTGTACCTTGACGTATTTTGTCTGAGGATAAATTATGGCACTGACCAAAGTCACATACTCCATGATTGACGGCGCGGTTGCAAACGCGCTGGATTATGGGGCCGATCCCACTGGCGCTGTGGACAGCACCACGGCCATTACAAATGCGTTAACAGCGGCAAGTGTGGTGTTCCTTCCTGCTGGCACTTACAAGGTGTCGCAGATCGTCATTACCGGCTCAGGCAACAGCGCCGTGTTCGGCAAGACTTTACGCGGCGCTGGGATTGGTATGACAACCATAGTCGGCGCGGTAGCCGGGACATCAGTGATTCGTTTCGGTACATCTGGCGGCTGGGTTGATGAACCTAATCTTCAAGAATATCGTTCCGACTACTGTGCGCTGGAAGATTTGAGCATCAACGCCAGCGCGGCCTACACCTACGGTGTGGAATGCCAGTGGATGACCAATTCGTCCTGGAGCAACATTTCAATTTCTGACGGCGGTCTTGGTGGAAGCATAACGACTGGCTTTTACCTTGATTTTTCTTGGGACAACGATTTTGTTCACATGACCATTGCTGCCGAAAACGGTGTCCAGATGGGAAGTCATGGCCCTAACAGAAATTCTTTCCACGGTCTGCGAGTTGCTGGTGGCGGCTCGCCTGGCATCGGTTTTGATTTTGCAGGTTCTGCAAACTCTGTGTTTGGCCTTGATGCTTCTGCCTATTACGCTGGAGTAGCGTCGAGCAATGGTGGCTTTGGGTTGACAATTCACGGCGGCTATTTTGAGTCTAACGATTACGACATAAATTTGAACAATTGTTCTGGCATTTCAGTAACTGGCTGTCGTTTTATTGTTGGCATCAACAACAACATTGCAATCACGCAAGCGGGCGGCGCAAACGTTCGCGGGTTTTTGATAGCGGGCAACGCATTCACCAATAAAACATCGTGCATTCGGCCCACAGCAAACACACAGGAATGGGTTGCTCATGGAAATGAATTTGTTTCCTGTACGGCCACCATCGACCCCGTTGGCACTGGGGGAAATTACCATGTTTTTGAAAACTACGAGTATTCATTTACTCCAGTGTTCACAAACTTGGTAACGACAGGCTCGCCGACCTACTCTGGCAAGTATATTCGGATGGGTAAAACCATTCGATTTGTTGTTTTTATTGATGATGCTGGCGGCACCACTGCATCAACTGCTGGCAGCACATACTTCACAGGTTTGCCGACTGCCGTTGCCAATGGTGGTAACTTGTCTGCGGTTGACAGCGCGATTGCCAATCTCGGAAATGGGTTGGTGGCTACCATTTACGCATACACCCCAACGTGGGGCGCGAATGGAAATCAGATCATCATCAGCGGTTCTTATACCGTTGCTTGACACGCGCCTTCTTAGCGCATAATCTGAGAACCGTACTGGCCCGGTAGACCAGGGCTCTACATGAGCAACCATGACTGAACAAGTCCAAGAAGCCTTAGCGGAAGTAGACTCCGCGCCAGCACCCGAGGCGACGGCCGCCCCGGATTCTGCATCGCTTACGCCGGATGTTGCTGACGAAGCATCAGATCAGACTGCGGATGAACGAAAGTTCTCGCAAACCGAACTGGATGCGGCTATCAGCAAGCGCCTCGCAAGAGAACAACGCAAGTGGGAACGAGAGCAGCAAGCTCGGGCCGCAGAGATGCAAGCCCGGCAGGCTATGCCCAGAGAAATTCCGCCCGTTGATCAGTTTTCATCGCCTGAGGCTTACGCGGAAGCGTTGGCTATGAAGAAGGCGGAAGAACTGATCGCGTTGCGGGAGCATCAGAGGGAACAGGCTGCTGTTCTTGATGCTTTTCACGAACGTGAAGAGGAGGCCAGGGCTAAATATGACGACTTCCAAGAAGTCGCGTACAACCCTCAACTCCGCGTCACGGACGTGATGGCAGAAACCATCCGGTCGTCTGACAACGGGCCTGACATAGCTTACTGGCTTGGCAGCAACCCGAAAGAAGCTGATCGGATTTCCCGTTTGCCGCCACTGTTGCAAGCGCGCGAAATTGGTAAGGTAGAGGCCAAATTGTCCTCTAACCCTTTGCAGAAAAAAACTTCGTCTGCTCCTGCACCGATCAAACCGGGGGGCGCGCGCGCTTTAGGCAATCCGAGTTACGATACGACTGATCCTCGGTCGGTCAAATCTATGAGTACTTCGGATTGGATTGAAGCTGAACGAGCCCGCCAGATGCGAAAGATGCAAGCGCAAATGTCCCGCTAAGACTTGAAAGGAGCCCGCTGTGGCCAACAGTATTCTGACCATTGACATGATCACCAGGAAGGCCCTGGAGATCCTTGAGAACAACCTCGTTCTGACCCGTAACGTCAACCGCCAATACGACGACTCGTTCGCCGTTGAAGGCGCCAAGATCGGTTCTACCCTGCGTATCCGTCTGCCGGACCGCGCTCTGGTGACCGATGGTGCCGCTCTGCAAGTGCAGGACGACAACGAGCAGTTCACGACCCTGACGGTCGCCTCGCAGAAGCACATCGGCGTGAACTTTACGTCCGCCGAGTTGACGATGCAGTTGGACGACTTCGCTGATCGTGTGCTGAAGCCTCGTATCAGCCAGCTTGCCTCCAGCATCGACGCTGACGTGGCCAACGCCTTCCGTACCATTGGCAACTCCGTTGGTACGCCTGGCACCACGCCCGCCACCTCGCTGGTTCTGCTGCAAGCCCAGCAGAAGCTGAACGAGAACGCCGCTGTGATGTCGCCGCGCTACGCAACGGTCAACCCCGCTGCCAACGCTGGCTTGGTTGAAGGCATGAAGGGCTTGTTCAACCCGACCGACACCATCAGCAAGCAGTTCAAGAACGGCATGATGGGCACCGGCGTGCTGGGCTTCGATGAGATCAACATGTCTCAGTCGATCAAGCAGTTCACCACCGGCACTCGCGGCGCTACCGGCAACTCCACGTCGGCTGCTGTGACTGCGGAAGGCGCGACCTCCATCGCCCTGACCGTGGGCTCTGGCGTGACGATCAAGGCTGGCGACGTGTTCACTGTGGCTGACTGCTTTGCTGTCAACCCGCAGACCCGTGAGTCCACCGGTTCGCTGTTCCAGTTCGTGGCTCTGGCTGATGCTACCGCTGTTAGCACCGCCGTGACCGTGACCGTGGCGCCGATCTACTCGGCCAACCACGCTCTGGCTACCGTGAACAGCCTGCCTGGCAACAGCAAGGCCGTGATCTTCTTGGGCGCTGCGTCTACGCAGTACGCTCAGAACCTCGTGTACCACAAGGACGCGATCACGTTCGCCACCGCTGACCTGCTCCTGCCGCAAGGCGTTGACATGGCTGCTCGCGCCGTCCACAACGGCATCAGCCTGCGTGTCGTGCGTCAGTACGACATCAACAACGACCGTATGCCCTGCCGGATCGACGTGCTGTACGGCTACAGCACCATTCGTCCGCAGATGGCCTGCCGTCTCTGGGGCTAATAGAAACGGGGGCTTCGGCCCCCTTTCCTACCACTGAACATCGAAAGGAATTTGATCATGGCACTCCCTAATGGCGCTGGCGGCTATCAAGTCGGCGACGGTAACATCGGCGAAATCAGCTTCTCCAACACCAGCACCCCCGTGGCGCTGACTGGCGCGTCTGTCACCATCACCGCAGACAATCTGGCTGCGGGCGTTTGCACGATGGACGCTGGCAGCACCAGCGCGGGCACCTACGTGTTCCCCACTGGCGCGCTGATCGACGCTGCTTTCCCCAGCCTCAAGGTTGGTTCGACGTTTGACTGCTCGTTCATCAACATCGGTGACGACGCAGGCAACGACGTGACCTTCACTGCCGGCGCGGGCAACACCCTTGTTGGCAACGACGTGATCCAAGACGCGCTGACCAAGACGAACAACACGTCTGGCACGTTCCGTTTTCGCAAGACGGGCGACGCCGCGTTCACGATCTACCGGATCGCCTAATGAACTAGGGGGCCTCGGCCCCCGTTTTTGAAAGGAACGATCATGCCTAATACCAAGGCGGTAGGCGTCGCGTATAGCGATCCTGAGTTCGAAAGCGTTACCGTTACCGGCGCCGTAGCTGCGGCGTCTGTGACGGCTACGGGCGCGCTGAACGGCACCATGCTGGACCTGACCGCTCCCGTCATCAAGACGGCTTCGTTCACGCTCGGCGACACGGAAAACTTCCTTGTCTGCAACGGTGCGGGCAGCATCACGGTTACGTTTCCATCCGCTGCGGCCAGCACTGGCCGCCTTGTGTGGATCAAGACCATCGCTGCTCAAACCGTTGTGTCGGCGTCCAGCAACGTCAAGCCTATCGGCACCAACACCGCAGGCACCGCAATTCTTGCGGGTTCGGCGGGTGCTTGGGCTATGTTGGTGTGCGACGGCACCGACTGGGTTGTAATGGCGTCCTAACCCAACCGGGGGCTTCGGCCCCCGTCTTCTCTATGCCCATCATCTATTTGCGTCACCCCCTTCACGGCGCCAAAGTCGCCACGCTGGAAATGGAAGCGGCTTACGACGAACGCAGCGGATGGGAACGGTATACTCCCGGCATCGAGGATGAACCAGACGCCGCGCCACCAGTAAACTCGCTGGCCCGCCGCCGTCGCAAGGAGCCCGAGCATGTCCACCACAGCGGGTGATCAGATCAATCGCGCCCTGCGTTTGCTGGGCGTTTTGGCAGAGGGCGAGACGCCATCTGCAGCCGTTTCGCAAGATTCGCTGACGGCGATGCAACAGATGATTGAGTCGTGGAACACTGAACGGTTGTCGGTGTTTTCTACGCAGGATCAGGTCTTCAACTGGCCGACCAGCACAATCAGCCGCACGCTAGGGCCTACGGGCGACTTCGTGGGCAACAGGCCCGTTCTGCTGGACGACGCGACGTATTTTCGCGACCCCAGCACGAACGTCAGTTTTGGCATCAAGATCATCAACCAGCAGCAATACAACGGGATTGCTGTCAAGACAGTTACGTCAACGTACCCGCAAGTGCTGTGGGTCAACATGACGTTCCCCGACATTGAGATGTACATCTATCCGGTGCCCACGCGGCTGCTGGAGTGGCACTTTGTGTCGGTTCAAGAATTGAGCAGCCCGCCGACGCTTTCGACTAATTTGTACTTTCCGCCAGGCTATCTGCGGGCGTTTACGTACAACTTGGCGATGGAGATTGCGCCGGAGTTTGGCGTTGAGCCTTCCGCGCAAGTCAAGCGAATTGCGATGACAAGCAAGCGCAATCTGAAGCGCATCAACAATCCGGATGACGTAATGAGCATGCCGTACTCGCTGGTGGCAACGCGGCAACGCTTTAACGTGTACGCTGGCAATTACTGATGAAAACGCCGATCCTTGGATCGACCTACGTCGCCCGCAGCGTCAATGCTGCAGACGCGCGTATGGTCAATCTGTTCCCAGAGATCGTGCCCGAGGCTGGCAAAGAGCCGGCGTTTCTTCAGCGCGCGCCTGGTCTTCGATTGCTGGCGTCTATTGGCTCAGGGCCGATTCGCGGGGTCTGGGCGTTTTTCAACGACCCTAACACGGCGTATGTGGTGTCTGGCAACGCGCTGTACAAAATTGACACCGCTTACAACGCTACGCTGCTAGGGACGATTGCCGGCACTGGCTCTGTCAGCATGGCCGACAACGGCGTACAGTTGTTTATTGCGGCCAATCCGCAAGGGTACATCTACAACTCGTTGACCAATGCGTTTGCGCAGATTACGGACTCGGACTATCCCGGCGCTGTGACGGTCGGGTACTTGGACGGCTATTTTGTTTTCAACGAGCCGGACAGCCAGCGGATTTGGATTACCAGTTTGTTTGAAGGGACGCAGGTCGATCCGCTGGACTTTGCCAGCGCGGAAGGCTCGCCTGACGGCGTAGTCGCGGTTCTTTCAAATTTTAGAGAACTGTGGGTGTTTGGTACCAACAGCGTTGAGGTTTGGTACAACACGGGCGCGTCTGACTTTCCGCTGCAGCGTATTCAAGGCGCGTTCAACGAAATCGGTTGCGCAGCAGCGTTTTCAGTGGCCAAAGTAGACAACGGCGTGTTTTGGCTTGGGGCGGACGCTCGGGGTCGCGGCATCGTGTACCGCGCCAACGGCTACACCGGCCAGCGCATCAGCACGCACGCAGTTGAATGGCACATTCAACAGTACGGTAATCTGTCAGACGCCATCGCGTACACCTATCAACAGGATGGCCACAGTTTTTACGTGCTGATTTTTCCCAGCGCCGACACAACTTGGGTGTACGACATCGCCACTCAAGCCTGGCACGAACGCGCAGGCTGGAGCAACGGTGTGTTTACGCGGCATCGTAGTAACTGCCAGATGGTGTTCAACAACGAGGTAGTTGTTGGCGATTATCAGACCGGCAACATCTACGCTTTTGATCTTGACGTCTACGCCGACAACGGGCAGATCCAGCGTTGGCTGCGGACGTGGCGCGCGTTGCCCACGGGCCAGAACAATCTGAAGCGCACGGCGCATCATGCCTTGCAGATTGACATGGAGTCCGGCAACGGGCTGAACGGTTACTCGTTCAGCGACGTCATCTATCTGCAAACGGAAGACGGCGAGTTTTTGGTTACGGAATCAGGCGACTATCTGATTTCCGACGAAGACACGCCGATTACGCAAGGCAGCGATCCGGCCATCATGCTGCGCTGGAGCGACGACGGCGGACATACCTGGTCGAACGAACACTGGGCGACCACTGGCAAGATCGGCGAGTATTACCGCCGCGTGTTCTTCCGTCGGTTAGGCATGACGCTTAAGCTGCGCGACCGCGTGTACGAGTTGTCCGGTACTGATCCGGTCAAGATTGCCATCATGGGCGCTGAAGTGTTGATCAGCGGCACCAATGCCTAGCACAACGAATACGCCTAGCGCGTATCCAACGCCAGTTACGCCCCCTCGGGTGCCGCTGATTGACGAGCGCACTGGGCTGATCGACCGCGCTTGGTACATGTTCTTCATCTCGTTGTTTCGCAACGCCGAAACAACGGATGCAATGACGATTGGGCCCAGCACCGAATCGCTTATTTCGTCTTACGACGAGGCTTTGCGGCAGCTAGGCCAGTACACCGAGACGTTGCCGCCGCCTACCGACTACACAGTCGAAATAAACGAAATCAAGCGGTCCGGCAACACGCAACCGTCTGACCAGACCAGCGAGTTGCAGCAGCAGACCAATGCGGTTCGGCAAGAGCTTCAGACGTTGCCCGCGCCTGCGGTGACCGAGCTACAGCAGCAAGTTGATACGCTGCGCCAAGAAGTGCAGACCGTCATCCGTGCAGAGTTGGGCACGATGGCTCAGCTTCAGCAGGCCAATCTGCCGTGGACGACGTTTGACACCACGGCCAGTGGCGTGCCCACCGACATTGGCACGGTGGCTTGGGATGGCGGCACGACGTTGGGCGTTCAGATGACGGCCAGCGTGCTGCTTAAAGTGGGCGAGGCCGAGTACGTCTACGCCAAGGCGTCGGCCACCATCACCAAAGGCCAACTGTGCTACCACACCGGCGCGGTGGGGTCGTCTGGCGTCACTACGGTAGCGCCTGCGCCTATTGGCCTGACCGACCCCAATCTGATTGTCGGCATAGCGGCCGAGTCGATTGCGCTTAACGACTTCGGGCTGATCCAAGTCAGCGGCGACCTAAAAGGGTTCAACACGACCGGCAGCAGCGTCGGAGAGGTGTGGGCTGACGGCGACTCGCTGTACTACAACCCGGCGTATGTTGGCAGCATGACCAAAGTCAAGCCGGTCGCGCCTAACCAGAAGACCTACATGGGTGAGGTAATTAGCGCTGGAACGGGCGGGTCGGGCTCCATGCACATCCGCATCGTGCAGGGGACGGTGCTGGGCGGCACGGATAGCAACGTGCAGTTTTCTAGCCCGGTGCCAGACAAAGACCTGCTTCAGTACGACTCGGCGCTGCAGTATTGGAAGAACGTCACCCCGGCGTCGGTGATCGCTGGCGCCGGCGGCGCGCCGGTCACCAAGACAGCCAACTTCAGCGTGGCGGATGGCGACACTTGGCTGATCAACAACAAGTCTGGGTCGTCCTGCACGGTCACGTTGCCGACGGCTGGCTCGTACACCGGGCGCGTGCTGCACTTTCAGAACTACCAAGCGCAGACGCTGGTGTCGGCGTCTAGCAACGTAGTACCTTTAGCGGGCGGTTCAGCCGGCACCGCGATTCTTGAGGCGGTGGCAGGAGCTAACGCCACGCTTGTGTCTGACGGCACAAATTGGATAATGACGCAGTACGATTCCAACAACGCGCTGCAATTGGAATAAGGAGTTAGATCGTGGCAGTCACTGTTAAAGTTCTCATCCCGGCCAAGACCGCCGAGGCCACACAGACGACGCAGTACACCGCGACGGGCGTGACCACCATCATCGACAAGTTCACGGCGACCAACTACAACACGGTAGCTGCGACGATCAGCGTGAACTTGGTCACCGCTTCTGACACTGCGGGCAACCAGAACTTGATCACAAAGACCAAAACGCTGCAGCCCGCAGAGGTCTATACGTTCCCCGAACTGGTGGGCCAAGTGTTGTCGCCTGGCGCGTTCATCTCCACAATTGCTGGCACTGCGGCGTCGATCAACATCCGCGCGTCTGGCCGCGAAGTGACTTCTTGAGGAGCCGACGATGGCTATTGAATTGACTGGTGAGCTAAGAGAGCTTCTGACACCAGAAGAGCAGCAGCGCATTCTGAACGGTGAAAGCGTATATAAAGGCGGAATTTTTTATTCGCCAGAACAACGCGGCGCTAGGCCTCCGACTATGGACGACCCCGGTGAGCTGGGGACGTTTACTGGCAGGATATACCGACACGGATCGGTTAGCGCCGGTAACACATACGACATACTGGATACCTCCGGTAAGGTTTTAGAAACTCGCACGTCTAGGGGCAGTAGCGGCTTTTTCGGCGACTTGTTTTCGCTAGCGGGCTCTGTAGCCCAAGACCTAGCACCTCTGGTAGTTGCGGCTATTGGCGTTAACGCTTTGGGGGCGGCGCTGGGCCAACCTAGCCTTTTTGGCCCAGGCGCTGCGGCGACAGGTGGAACTGCGGAACAAACAGTTGCGGGCGTTCTTGCAAGCGAACCAGCAACGGTGGGTGGTAGCACGGCTGGCGGCACTGCGGCCGGTACGGCTGCGGGTACGGCTGGCGGCACTGCGGCCGGTACGGCTGCGGGTACGGCTGGCGGCACTGCGGCTGGTACGGCTGCGGGGACGGCTGCGGGGACGGCTGGCGGCACTGCAGCCGGTACGGCTGCGGGAACGGCTGTTGGCACAGCCGGCTCTAATGCTACCAACGCTCTGCTGGGGGCTAGTGACTTTGCCAATCTAGCCAACGCCTTTACCACCGGCAGTATCTGGTCAGCCATCATTCCGGCTATCACGTCGGTGCTGGGCGCGAGCCAAGCATCGTCTGCGGCCAAGGAAGCCGCAACGATCACGGGCGAGGCAACCAAAGAGGCGGCAAAGTACGCCAAAGAGGCGGCTAGCGAAGCCACGCAGCTTCAGAAGAAGATGTACGAAGATGCGGTGGAGCGGTACAAGAAGTACCAAGCCGCCGGCGAGTACGGGATTGATCAACTGAAAGAGCGCGCCCAAGGCAAGGGTGAGCAAATCCCCGAGGCCTTTAAGTACGCGGATTACTCTAAGGAAACGTTGCCAGCGGAGTATGTGTATACCGGCAAGTTGCCTGAAGTCTACGAGTACGACACCTCTAAGTTTCCTGAGAAGTTTACGTACGAGGGCGAACTGCCCGAAGAGTTCAAGTACGACAGAACCAAGTTTCCTGCAGAATTTGATTACACCGGCCAGATGCCGGAAGAGTTTGCGTACACAGACAAACTGCCGGAAAAGTTTACCTACAAAGCCGAAGACCTTGTTACTGATCCTGGCTACGCATTCCGTTTAGCCGAAGGTCAAAGAGCGTTAGAGCGTCAGTCCGCCGCGCGGGGCGGCATGATGTCCGGCGCAGCGTTAAAGGCGGCTGCACGTTACGGCCAAGAGATGGGCTCGCAAGAGTTCCAAAACGCCTACGCCCGCGCGCTGGGGCAGTACAACATTGGCCGTGAGTTGGAGGCCGAGAAGTACGGGCGTGAGCGGGGCGAGTACGGTTTGAAAAGGGCCCGCGAGGCCGAACTGTATGGCCGCGCCACCGGCGAATACGGCATGAAGACTGCCCGCGAGGCCGAAGAGTACCGGCGCGGCGCGGCTGAGTACGAGAACGCTATGGCCCGCGAGGCGCTCAAGTATGGTCGCGCGTTGGGTGAGTATGGGATAGGAGTCGAACGCGAAGCTGAATTGTACGGACGCGGGTTGACCAAGTACGAAATGGACAAAGCCAAGGAGTCCACTGAATACGCTAGGTCGCTAGGTGAGTACGGCCTTAAACGCGAGCGCGAAGCAGATGTGTATGGCCGTGCTTTGACTGAATACAACGCTGAAAAAGCCCGAGAAGCGGAAGTCTACAACCGTCTTGCCGGTTTGGCGGGCGTCGGTGGCACGACTGCGCAGGCGCTCACCGGCGCGGGAGAAAGGTACTCGTCAGGCGCGGGCGCTACTGCTACAAACCTTGCGGCCACGCTGGGTAACCTTGGCGTCGGCCAAGCCGGCACCGCAGGCCAAGCGGCGATTGCGCGAGGCACGGCCTACGGCACTGCGCTGAACCGTCTGGGCGAGACGTTGGGCCGATACTTCGGCGGCGGCACTAACGCTATGGCTGGCGGCGGTGGTTACGGCAGCTACGGCGGCGGTTATGGCGGCGGCACGTACAGTGACGTTCGTCTGAAGACCAACATTAAGCGGCTGACCACTCGCGCTGACGGGCTGGGCGTCTATGAGTTCAACTACGTCTGGGGCGGCCCGAAGTGCATTGGCCTGATGGCGCAGGAAGTGATGAACGTCTACCCAGAAGCCGTGGCTGAAGTTGACGGTTACCTGACGGTGGACTACGGAAAGGTCTGATCATGCGGGTTGATTTCGGTCCTCTACAACAGATCGATCCTGCTGGCGGGTTCTATCGCGGCCAAGAGGCTGCGCGCGCCGAGCAGGAACGCAACATGATGCGCCAGTTCCAAATGGAGCAGGGGCTGGCGCAGCGCGAGAACATCCTTGCGCAGCGCGCGGAACGTGAGGCGATGACGCGGGGGCGCATGCGCCAAGAGCAGACCGCCAACGAACTGGCGCGTTACATCGAAAGCGGCATGCCCGAGGGCGAACAGGGTTTGCTGCGGTTTGGTGAAGCCGGTGTTCGGGCCGCGAAAGAGTTGCGCGAGATGCGCGGCAGCGAGTTGGACCGCGAGAAGAAGCTACTGGACTTCATCACGCCCCGTCTAGCCGCTGCTACGGCGCAAACGTATCCGTTAATACGCGCTGACATTGCACGCATCAGCCCGCAGTTTGCGCAGAATCTGCCGCAGCAGTTCGACGCCGCGCAGATCAGCGCGATTGCGCGGCAGGGCATGGCCATCAAGGATCAGCTTGAGGCCGGCAAGCCTCAAGTTGTTCGGCCTGGCGAGCGTCTGGTGTCGCCTGCCGGCAAGGAAATTTTTGCTGCGCCGGAAGTAGCGCCTAGGGCAACGCCGTCTGCTGACATGCAAGGTTATGAGCTTGCCAAGTCAGAAGGCTTCAAAGGCACGTTCTTTGATTACAAGCGCCAGCTTGCGGAAGCGACTCGCCCGCCTGCGCAAACGCGCGAGCCGCGTGAGCCACCGGCGCCGATTCCGGTCGTTGACCCGGCTACTGGGCAGATCAAGTACGTGCCGCGTGAGCAGGCAGTCGGCATGACGCCGCCGCAGTTTATTGAAGGACTGACACCTAAAGAGCGTCAGCAGCGCGAAGCCAAGTTTCCGCAAGCCACGTCAGCAGTCAAGACGTTCGAAAACACGTCCAGCACGCTTATCAAAGACTTGGAAACGCTTGCTAGGCACCCCGGCCTGTCCAGCATCACGGGCATCGCTGCGGGCCGCATACCTGGCATTACGTCGGCGGGTCGCGAAGCCGAGGCGCTGTTCGACAAGATTGTTGCGCGCGGCGGTTTCCAAGAACTGCAGAACATGCGGCAGGCATCGCCGACAGGCGGCGCGTTGGGCAACGTGTCGAACCAAGAAGGCGCGCAACTACGGCAAGCCTTTGCGGCTATCGACCGTCGCCAAGATGCGGCCAGTGTGCGCAAGGCTATCAACGACGCTATTCAGCAGATTCGCGCTTCGCAGCAGAACGTGCGCGAAGCGTACGATCTGACTTACGAATACAAACAGCGCGGTGGCGAAACGTCTGCACCAGCGCCCAGCCCTGCGCAGCGCGCGCCGGCTGCTGGGGCCGGGCGGTATCAAAGCCTGTCGAATGAAGAGTTGCTGCGTCAACTGGGCGTCAAGCCGGGAGGCCGTTAATGGACTTCGAACTGCTGCTGGAGGCCGAGCGCCGGGGCATCTTGCCGCCCGATAAGGTCGAGCTACTCACGGAAGCTAGGCGGCGCGGGCTAGTACCTAGCGTTCCTTCGGCAGCAGCCCCTGCGCCTGCGGCGCCCGCAACGCCGCCCGGCCAGATTCCCGGCGCGGCGCCCGGCATGGCGGCGCCGCCTGCGGTCAGCGAGGTGCCGATGGGCCGCCGCGTCATGCAGTTCGTCCGACCCACGGTCGAGGCATTGGGCACCGCTGGCGGCGCCGCGCTGGGCACGCCCCTAGGCCCAGCGGGCGCCATCGGCGGCGCTGGTTTGGGCTACGGTTTGGCCAAAGGCGGCCTCGACATCGCCGAGCAAGCGCTGGGCTACCAGAAGGCGCCCACCAGTGTTGGGCAGGCGCTGGAGCGCGGGGCCAAAGATGTGCTGATGGGCGCCACGATGGAAACCGGCGGGCGCGTGGCTGCGCCGTTGATCGGCAAAGCCGTGGGTAAGGCGATGGACTTGCGCCAGATTCCCGAGCAGAAGGCCGCCAAGATTGCCAAGGAGTCGCTGGGCCAAGATTTGCCGGCGGTGCTGAACTCACTACGCACCGCGCGGCCTAACGCCGGCGTGGCTGAGGTGACGGCTAACATCGAGAACCCGACGTGGCAGGCGCTGATCCAGCGTTCGTTGGAGCGCGACCCGCAGTTCTTGCGCCGGCTCAATACGATGAACGAGGCCGAGTCGGTCAACGCGCTGACGCAACTGGCCGGCGGCGTGACCGCCACTGACGTTCGTGCCGGGCTGGAGATGTCCAAGCGCGCGCTCAACACGCTGACCGGTCCGCAGCGCGAGACCGCGCTGAACCGCGCCAACCTTGGTAAGGCCGTGGCCGAGTACGAAGCGAAGGCTGGCAAACTCAGCGCCGAAGCGGCGTCCGAGGTACAGAAGGTCCGCGATCTGATCAAAGCCGGCGACAGCGCCGAAGCGTGGGCGCGGTTGGACTTGATCAAGCGCGGGCTGCCGGTGGGCGCTACCAAGTACACCTTCTTCGGCGAGATGGCCGATAAGGCGTTTAAGGAGTGGTCTGACCAAGCGGCTACGGCGTCGCTTGACCTTGGCCAAGGCGCGCGGTTTGCCCAAGGCGCAGCCGACGCGCTGCGGTCAGTAGGCGTCAAGCCTCTGGAAGCCGATCCGCTCATCCGTTCGCTGGCCGGCGTCAGCCGCAATCCGGAGTTTGCAGGTAACGACCTGATCCAAGGCGCAATCAAGAACGTCGCGGACGACATTGCCAAGTGGACGAGCAGCGGCGGCGTGATTGACGCGAAGGCGTTGGACGCCATCCGTAAGAACTCCGTCAACGCCGCAGTGCGTGACCTGCTAAAGGGCCAAGACCCGTCGGTGCAGCGCGAGGCCGCAGCCAGCGTGATGACGCGCATTCGGCCTGTGCTAACCGACGCCATCGAGGCGGCTGGCGGTGCGGGCTACCGCGAATACTTGGCCAACCACACGCAAGGTATGCAGCGCATTGCTGAGAAGAGCCTTGCGGGCGAGGCGCTGCGGCTGTGGAAGGCGGACAAAGACGGATTCGTCAAGCTGGTGCAAAACGAGTCGCCCGAGACGGTCGAGAAGTTCCTTGGCAAGGGCAACTACGACATTGCTAAGGAACTGTCCGAGTCCGCGATGGACACGCTGCGCGAGCAGGCCAAGCGGCAGATCATGCGCTCTGGGGCCAAAGAGCAG